CGCAATTGCTGACCGTATTATCCGACGTGTCTGTGTTCGAAATTGCCGTCACCGTGCCGGTAACAGTCCAAAATGTCAGTCCATTTTTACCGGCTGAATTTTTGAGCAGGTTTCTGTACCCAGTCTGACTGACAGACAGGTTTATACTGTCAAGCCCCTGCTGAATTGTTGTGATCTGCGTATTCACTGCTTCGAACTGCGAACCGTTGCCAGACATAAACGCATCAAATGTGCTGCCCTCCACCTTCGATACGATTTCCGAAGAATGTTGGTCGATGGTGGATTCCGCATTGGAAAGTCGGAGCACGATTCCATCCTCGGCGTTTGAAATTTGGTTGTCGATACTGGAAACGTCCGATAATATGCCATTTGTAGCAATTTGCACACTCACCATTGAAGCATTGATCGTTGTGATTTCACCGGATAGCTCCTGAACCCCGTTCTGTGCGGTATCTGCGAGCAATTTGAGCTTTTCCGTGATTGCCTGTGTCAACCCGTTCCTCGCTGCATAATAATCAGCAAACTTCTGCCGGTATTCATTGCCACCGATGTTCGTAGTTTTCCCGATATTGTCACTGTCCAGCCAAGAGGGAATGCCGGTGGTATAAAGTGCTCCATCGTTAAGGTAATTCGACAGCATCATTAAAGCATCGTTGTACGGAGCAAGTTCTGCAACAATCCCGAAAGCTGCTGCCTGTGCGTTTAGCGAGGTCTTTTCGTTTGCGAAAGCGCTCCATTCCCGCAAAGCGGCGTGCTTCTCATTCGGCGTAAGCTTGCTGTCACTGTTGAGGTCGTTCACATCACCCACGACCGCGCTCGCTTTTTGTGTAGCCACAATGACTTCCTGCACGGCACTCTCAATCTTCTGTGTACCCGCATTGATCGAGTTGACCACAGAGATTTTCTTTTCTCCAATCGTGAGCGATTCATATTTGTCCGTCATGCAGTTATACGAAACAGCGCACACCCGCAACTTCACATCTACGTCGAATGGTTTGTACTCGACGGTCACATCATCGCCCAAGTTTACCGAGAGAAGTGACTTATATTTCACATATTGCGCGATATCTTTCCAGTCCACAAAACCTACAGACAGCGAGAGTTGCGGTACGTCCGCCCCCGACAGGAACCGCTCGCTCACATATTGCCGCATAGCCGCGAAGCAGAATTCTTCATCCGGATATGGAATATCACCATCGGTTTCCTCGCCGACTTTAAACCCAGTATCCTCCACCGAAATGATGGGGAACGGGTAATCACCGGCTCGCGGGCTGTCAACGTACTTTTCTGGCAGGCGCAGGAGTTGATCGTCGGCGGTCGATGCTGTGGGCATAATTCTTGTCGCCACGCTTGAGCTGTCCTCGTCAAATTCAAGCCCAGCCAGATTCTTGCCATATGCAATTCGCACCCCGTTGTCCACGCCCAGTCGGGTATTGATTGAAATGCTAAAGTTATCCCGGACGATTTCGCCGCCCCACCGGTTAATAAAGGATTCGTCTGTGTCTCCGATCAACGCCTGAACCGGCGATTTACGGATGTAATATGCAGTGGAAGTGTGCGTGATATCGCTTCCGAAAGTGAACGGAGTGAGGTAGGAGCAGCCGTCTAAAATCTGCTGCCCGGATTCTGTGCCGCTCTTGCCAGTCGGTCGCGCATCTTCCACAAGATTAGCGAGCAGATCATAAAAGATGTGCCGTGCGTTCACCTTGATTGTACCGTCCACAACGTTTTTCACCGCTTTGTAAATACGGAACGCTTGAACACCCCGGTATGTTGGTGCGCGGATGATATTGTTTTGCTGCAGCCGCTTCCATTTTCCGAAAGAATCGACCTGATGCACAAGCTCCAACTCGAAGATTCCGTTGATCTCCTCGGTGACCACGCAACTACTCGGATTCACTGTACCCAAACCGTCACTTCCAAACTGCTGCGCTTTCGAGTCGTAAACAAACACAGCCATCATAGCCACCTCCAGTTCGGAATAATTTCAAGAGAAGTCGTTCCCCCTAAAAAAGAAACCTCGTTTTCACCCGGTAGGAACACTGGAAAGTCGCCGGTTTTGATAGCATTTTTATTAATCAACTCCGTACCGGTATCTTTGTACGTTTCCTGTATTTCAGAGTTGAGCACCACGCTGCCGTCAACGTCGCTAAAAGACACACTATTTCCGTTGATCATAAGATTGCAGGCTCCCGCACCATTTACCTTTATAATAGGAAGGCTTGAAACTGTGCCGGGATTCACCAAAACCATATTTGAAGTTATGGTAATTGGCTCATTATCCACAGCGTATTGAAATGGCTGACAATTGAACATAATCACGAATTTTGAGGTAATTTTTAGCACAACAGCGAAATCAATACTATTCACTACTTGGGCGAGGTACTTTCTGTCATCCTGAAAGCTGAAAATCAAGGCACTTTCTCCGGCATTCAGCAGCCACGCCTTGACTTGCTCGCTTTTCAGGTACGGATCACCTTTGAACGAGCACTCCACGGCAATTGTAATATCCTCATAAGTTTCCTCGTCGCGCCGAAGACTGGAACTTCTGCCCGGCACATCAATATATGAAACCCTGCGCTTTGGTGAAAAAATGTGCGGTCTTGTTTCCACCAATATTCCATAGTCCTTAAAACTGTCTTTGCCGTTAAAAACAAAACTAAGCATTACACCCCACCTTTCGCAAAGGAAGCACGCTGCCTGTAGAATTCAAACTCATAGGCGAGCCGTTCAATATCCTTTTCTGTGTTATTCACAAAATTCTCAATATGCAAGGTGATCGCCCCGCCGATGCCGTTTCCCTTGGCAGCGCCACCAATCGCATTTGCGTTTACACTGGTATTCAGATCAAAATTTGTGGGAATTGCTGCTTGAATATCGTTGGAAACCTGATTCATGGCCTTGCCAAAGCCAACACCCAAACCCTGGGCCATATAACCGCCAATCCCCGCAAACACAGTGGAGGGAGAGTGAATGCCCAGTATACCTTTTACGCTGTCGACGATGCCACCGAAAAAGTCGGTAACTTTGCTTTGAATCCATGAACCCATGCTTTTGATTCCTTCCCATAGGCCGGTGACGATATTTGTGCCGACTTGGTTCATTGACGTTTGCAATCTTCCGAATCCGTTTACAATAGACGTGATGATCTGTGGAAGTTTTGAAATAAGCTGGGGCAGCGCTTTAAGTAACCCTACTGCCAGCTCCGCAACGATTCTGACTCCAAGCTCAACGATGAGCGGCAGGTTGTTTACGATAAAGTTCACAACCGAGTCGATGATTTTTGGCAGCGCATTGATGAGCTTTGGCAGTGCGGCAATTAAGCCCTTTGCCAATCCCTCAATGATTTTGAACGCAGCCACAAGAATTTTATCCATGTTGTTGATCAGCGTGTCCACGATGAGGAGCACCGCATCTATGATTGCTGGAATAAGCCTTGGCAACGCATCGCCAATTCCGGTTGCGAGTGCAACAATCATTTGGAGAGCACCCGTCACAAGCGCAGGAAGATTTGCAATAATCCCATCTACAAGTGCCAACACGAGCTGCAATGCGCCCGCCGTAATTTGGGGCAAAGCTGTAATTATCGCTTGAAGAAGGGTCATAACGATTTGCACCGCCGAATCGATAAGGAGGGGAAGGTTTGAGACAATTGCCCCTCCGAGTGACGTGACAATATCAAGCCCCACTGTAATAAGTGCGGGAAGAACGGTGGGAGCAGCATCTACGATCGCGCCGATCACGCTCGATAAGACTTTTGATAAAACAGGCAGCGCTTTCGTAACCGCCCCTGTTAATTGGGTAACCATAGTTCCTATTCCGGTTGATAGAACCGTGCCAAACTCGTCAAAATCTCCGGATTTCAGCGCGAGGTTGAGCGTGCCGGTGAGGTCGCCCAACAAAGAGGTCAGCTCGTTAAGCAGGGGCATTGCGCTTGCTGCCATCGTCCCCGCCATGCCTTTCGCCGCCAATCCTGCCGCATCTAAACTGTCTCCAAAACCATCAAGCCCAGCGACGGTTTCTGTACTCATAATTGCGCCGTTTTTCTTTGCTTCGGCAGAAAGATCGTTAAGCCCCGCGCTGCCCGCTTTGATCAGAGGGTTCAAATCTCTTGCGGATTTTCCGAATATCTGCATCGCCAGCGCGTCACGCTGTGTCGGATTCTCCATTTTTTGAAGAGCGTCGAACACATCACCCATTGTTTCTTGG